AAGATGCTGAAGTAGTAAAGTCAGAAGCATTAGCATCACTGTATGCTACTTCTAAAGGTGTAGTTTGTGATGTTGTACCTGTAACAGTAAATGAATCAGTTGCAACTGTTTGTATAGTATAGATTCCATCAATTCCATTACCTACAGTAAAATCGAGACTTAAAATAAGACCCGTTGAAAAACCATGACTTGCCAAAAAAATTGTGATTTGTTTATCTGATTGAGAATATGCACAACTTAAGGTTTGTGAAAGATATTTTGTATAATGAACATCTGCCTTTAATTCCACAGAATATAACTCAATAATAGATTTATTTGTTAATCCTTGAAGTGCGCTTGTAGGTATTGCCATTATGGTTCAAATACTTCTCTAAAAGAACAATTTATTATTGCTCTATTATTGTAAGGGATAGTTTTTGTCCAAGAATCACAAACATATTGACCAGCCCCAGAAAGCGTAAAATCAACATTAGTTGGACTTGTAACCAATGCACTGTCAGCAGAAGTTGAAGTTAATGTGAAAGTGTTTGCATCAGCAGAGGAAGCCACAACATAAGACCCATCAGTTGGCCCTGAACTAAAATCAACTGTTAATACATCTCCGATTCCTACACCATGATTCGTAAAAGAAACTGTAATAATTGTCCCAGCAGCACCACTTCCATTTGATTGGACAAAAGTACCTGTCTTTGCGCTAAACCCTTCTGCTGGTGGTGTGAATGTGAAACTAGCCTGATCTGCAACCCTGCTTCTTAAAAATGCTTCAATGACATCTGCATTAGTTTCAGACACGTTAAAAGTGAGATCATATACTTTTGGATCTTGCGATAATGGAAGGCCATACAAAGCCCTAAATTCATAACCATCACCAAGTGAAGTAACTCTTATCTTTGGTGAACTTTTTTTTCTCATCCCATAAGTGGGCTGTATTGATGGAAATGTAGCCATTATCTATTTAATAAACCCCCTGCCCTTTGTTCATCAATTATAGTTGCCTGCAC